AAGCCCCTTTCTGCAAGCCTCTCTAACAGATTTTCAATCTCCTCACTGTCGGCTCGGTCATCAAACTCCACCGTGCCATTTCTATCAATACGGAAATAATCCACCTCGTAAGCCGCCGTCGGCATTCCGAGATATTTCGGCCGGACTTCCAAAATCTCACCCATCGCTGTGACGAGCGCCCCGCGGTCTGCCCCTGTTACATGAAACTCAATCCTCATCGTGAGTACCTCCTTCATTTTTCGGTACTACATATATCCCTCTAAACCGCAGAAATAGCAAGTGTTTTTACAGAAAAAAAGTCACAATAAAAAGTCCGGGAACTGTGAGTAGTACACAATCCCGGAAAGCACGAAATATGCATTCCCTAAAAAAATACCGTTGCCCCACATTTTATACTCGGCACTATCGGAATGCGGGTTTTTCAGCCACTTGATAATCTGCTTATCGGTCTTTGGCTTTGAGGAAGTTCCCATGATTTTGCGGTGGGTCTCAAAAACTTCTCTCCAAAAAACTAAATCATCTTCCGTGGGATTTTCTGTCCCCAGATCCGCGCACCACCAGTCGGGGAAGCCCTGCAGCCTTGCACATTCAGTCGGAGTTAATCTGCGGACAATATAATGCGGTTCAACAGTCTGCTCCTTTGCCACGCAGGGCGGGTCTTTGTAATCAGTAGCCACCAGCGTGTTTGCCAATTCTTTCTCTGCGATAGTGTGATGGGAATTTTTGCTTGTGCAGTAAACAGGATGTGCGACGGCATGATGGTCTGTAGCATTCAGAGTAAAAGACACATCTTCGTTTATGCCGCTGCCCTGGGGTCCGTTTTTATCCTTCCTGCCGATCATGGAGCCCTGCAGGGCAACAACAGCCATCCCGCCCTGGTTGCACGAAGGATTGCCACCGTTGGCATCGAGAGTCCTCACCGTCTCAGCTTCATAAAATCCGCTGTGCGGGTTATCCGACTTCATGGAATTGCTGTCTTTGGAACAGATGCCATATACGACAGCGACACCGCCCTGATTAGAATCGGGAGCGTTTCCGCCCGTATCAATCGTCCTCGCCGTCTCCGTTTCATAGCAGTTCTGGCGGGCGTTCTTCGTCCCCTCGGAGGTAAAACGCACATCATAGCATTTTGTATTTTCAAGCACAAACGGCTGGTTGTTGCCACCCGTGCCGTAGGTAGAAGATACTGTCGGAGCGACATCCTCAAGCTGACGGTACCGTGTATCCTGGCTGTGATTTTCAAACATAATTGCCGCAGGGACAGTGCCGGCGCGGAGTGTCGGCGCGGTTTCTTCTTCATAACCGATACCCCTCGCTTTTGCCGAATGTTCCGTGCAAAAGCCTGCCGATTCCATGACACAGGGCGGGTGATGGGATTCTGCACGGAGGGTACAGGCCACGTCTTCCGTCACATCCATTCTGTTCCCGCCCTGGTCATTCAGACATATCCTGCCTGCTGTTCCAACGCCTTCTTTAAAATCTGCGGCAGTTCCTTGCCACGAGCGGAAGCCCTGCGGAGTATACCCAGACACGCCTTCTGACTCAAATAGTATTTTTCCGGCACACCCGCCTGCAAAATCTGCGACAAGGTAGATGCGTTTTCTCCGCTGGGGGACTCCCCAAAATTGCGCGTCGAACACCCTCCAGGCGACGGAGTAGCCGTCTCCCAGGATTTCCCCTGCATTCTGCCACTTTGCAGATCCAGGGACATACACACAGGGGTCTTTGACTTTGCAGATCTCTTCGAGGACAGCTTTGAAGTCTTCCCCTTTGTTTGACGAGAACGCCCCTGGGACGTTTTCCCACACCACAAATCTTGGATACCTGCCATCTGTCTTACACCTCATTTCTTTTACGATCCGTACCGCCTGGTAGAATAAACTGCTGCGTGAACCGCCGAGCCCCTCACGCTTTCCCGCGATGGACATATCCTGGCAGGGCGAACCGAAAGTGATGATATCAACGGGCGGAAGCTTTGCACCGTCAAGTGTGGAAACGTCGCCGTAATGCTCCACCTGCGGCAGCCTTTTCGTTGTGACACGGATAGGGAAAGGCTCGATCTCCGACGCCCATAAAGGGGTGATACCCGAAATCAAGCCTCCAAGTTCAAAACCTCCAGAGCCTGAAAATAAACTCCCAAGCGTTAATTTTTTATTCTCCATCCGCACCGACCTCCAGCTCATCAAACTTTATGGTCTGGCTGTCACGCACCACATACACATTTTCCGTTGTACCTGCCTGTTCGATAAACCTCTTCACAATGACATCGCAGAACTTTTCATCAAGCTCAATGGTATGGCACACACGGTTTGTCTGCTCACAGGCGATCAGCGTAGAGCCGCTGCCGCCGAATG